GAGTTTTCACCGCTTTACAATCATCAATAAATCTATTAAAATGTGTAATCAATCCCATAAATTTATCTCTCCTTATTATAATATATACTTGTTAAAAAATCAACTTAGGATGTGCCACTTCATATAAACAATTCTGAAGATGAGTTTGTTTTGTAGAAACAGCTTGTTGTGCAGTTGCGTATCTTAGTGCGCCTGTTTGACAAATTAAATAGCATTTTTTTTGTGCTCTTGTGATACCTGTATAAACTAATTCTCTAGTAAGTAAAGCATAAGATGAAAAATCAAATCCAAAAATTACGTACTTGCTCTGACTGCCTTGAAATTTATGTGTAGTAATTGCATATCCAAGCTCAATACCATTCCATGCGCCTTCTGGCACATCAACATTCCCAATACCCATAAAATCAATTGTTATAATTCTTGAATCTAATTCTTCTTTATAACCGATTGATTTAATAATTCCAATATTACCATTATAGATAGGAGTTTCCAGTGTATAATTATTAATCGTATTAATTACTTTATCTCCCTCTCTAAGAATAAAAGGATTATTGTTAGAGAGTCTTGTAATTTCTTTTTTATTTTTTGAAGCAGGATTATATAATTCTTGAATTGTATTATTAATTTTATAAGTGCAAGCATCTCCTCTAGTTTTAATTGGAACAATAATTTGACATTCCATAATATCAAAATCTTTCTGAGCTTTTACTCTGGAAAAATTTTCCATTATTTCATAAAATGTATTACTACTATCAGAATAGCAATGGAGTTCCAAATCTTGAAGTTCTCCTCTTATTTCAGTGCCAACCCAATCTTTAGGTACTATTTGTTTACTGTTTCTAACAGCGACACTCTGTGTAATAATAGCTGATTTAGCAGCTTGCCTATGGATTTTGGTTAATTCAATTGTAGGAATTTCTGGAGAATGAATCATATCATAAGCTATATTGCCACATCCAATACTCTCCAACTGACCACTGTCACCTAAACAAATTAATTTAGCACCATCTGGAATTGCTCTTAATAAATAATAAAAGATTTTAGCATCGACCATTGAAATTTCATCAAGGATATAAATACTAAATCCTAATTTAACATCTTGATTATATTCAAATCCTTGATGTTCAGAATCTCCTTTAGGGTAACCAAGAAGTCTATGAATAGTATACCCTGTCTTACCAGTAATTTCACTCATTCTTGAAGCTGCTCTGCCAGATAATGCACACATTACACTTGAATAATTGTTAAGAGCTTCAAGAACACCAGAAATTACTGAACTCTTTCCTGTTCCTGCTAATCCATGAATAACAGTAACATTATTATTCAAAACAGTTTCAATACCATTCATCTGTTCTTCAGTAAAATTCCATCCTTGATTTCTTTCAAGGTGCTCAATACGCTCTTCCCAATTATCACAATGAATATCGGATTCAGCATTTTTAATTCTAATTAATTCTTCAGCCACTCTATATTCAATATTATAATATTTAGATAAACCAATTTTATCTTTATCCTCATTCCACCACAATTTATTACCAAGCTCTCTAATAGCCATAGTAATATTTTCATCTGGAATTTCTTCTCCAAGATTATCAAGAATAGCCCCTAATAATTCATCAGGTGTAATCCACGAATTACCATTCTCACCACACATATTAAGATAATAAACTATATAAGCTCCGATTCTTGTAGGGCTATCAGTTTCAATATTTCCAGCAAGAGCAATATCATCTGCTTTTTTCCAACCAATACCATCAACTTCATTAACAAGAACATATGGATTTGTTTTAACTTTTTCTATAACTAAATCTGGAGAACTATATCTATCCATCAAACGTTTAATCATATTATTAGTCAAATTATAATCTTCAAGTTCAGTAAAAATTCTTGCAATATTAACATTCTTTTTAAATTTGCGAATCCAACTATCCGCAGTCTTAATACCACATCCTTTTATTTGAACAAGCTTTTCGACATCTTCAGAATCTAAAACAGAAAAAGGGTCATCATATGTTTCATACATAGCCTGTACCTGATTAGGAGTAAACAAATTTAAAAGGAATTTTTGTTTACCACTTTTATCGTTTTTGTCAAATGATACATCAGAATATATTGATTTAATATCATATTGTTCGCCCCATTTAGGGTCATCTACATAATCAGCTATAATAATATAAGTAGCACCTAATACAGGTTCAGGCATATTGCCTTTAAAAATCATGGCGTTTTTATCACCAATAAAATCCCCTTTTAATACTTCATCAATGGAGCATATAATAATGCCCCATTGATCTCTATAAAATCTAATACCTTCAATTTCAGCTTTAACTTTTACACTCATGTTATACCTTTGCTCTTTCGGCTTTCAGTTCTAATGTTCCATCATCATTAACATGTTCGATTAAATTAATTCTATGTCTATAAATGGTGTCATTATATATCCAAGGAATAAATTGTTCTCCTCTTCTATACCCACTTACTAATAATTTATTACCACGTTTTAACCAACTGCCCTCAATTGTTTTTTTCTTACCATCTTCGCCAATTTCAGAGACTGTCTTATTATAAAAAGCATAATGACCTTTACTGAATTTAATATTTACAAGCCCATGTGTAGTTAACAACGCAACAGAATGATGATTGTTATCAGCTTGAACAACTGTTCCTGCAATGCGAGAGATAGTATACTTAGGCACTGCTTTCGGTTTACCATCTACATATTTTGTATAAAATTCATATGCAATTGGTTCTTCTGGGAGTTCAAAGAAATTAACAATACCATATATTTCTTCAGGGGTATTTTTTAATTCATGGTCTTTATCATAATATGTTAAAGCTTCCATAGACCAAGCATCAGTTGTACCACTTGCATGTTTGTTCCACGCTTCATTAAATAAAGCTTGATTATATGCATCAATTGCTTCTTGAGAATTAAACCATTTTTTTAACGGTTCTATCTTTTTATCAATTTCTTTAATGAATTTCTTTTCAGATAACACATAAAACCCACCAACTACATCTACAATACTATCTTCAGTAAAATGCTCTTTAAAAAACTCTTGAGAGGGTTCATCCAAAATATAATGACCATCATGATAACCTCTTTTTGGAATTTTAGATTTAGTCGGGTCAATCCATTTTTCATATAACCCTTCATCATCGAGGACATATTTTTTAAAATTAACCATCTTAACTGCTAAATTCAATTCTTTTGGAATTAAATTATATTCTATAATTTTTTTAAACTGAGATAATGTTAAACTAGTAATAGGATTAATGCAATACTTAGACAAATACCACCTCATGGTTTCTGTTTTATCTTCAGAGTCAATCTCAGTAAAGCATCCACCTTTTATCAGCTTAACCATTTGTGAGTTTTTAATTATCTTTGTATCAATCATTCTTGTCGCAAAATCTTCCATAGATTTAAAAGGACGATTTTGAATAATTGATTGAGCTATATCTGTATTAACACCATTAATACCCTTTAAACCAAACATAATTTGATTATTTTTAATATCTGGTGTGAATTCAAATTGTGCTTCATTGATTAATGGATGTTCTACTTTAACTCCGTCCATTTGAATTGTTGCAATAGCGACTCCAATCTTATCATAATTGGTAGATTCATTTGAATCTTCATCATATGAACCAGAATTAACAATTAGATTAGCAGTTTGCCAATAAATTGGATTATATTTATAATTTAAATATGCTTCTTGCACACCTATACAACTATAGGCGAGAGTGTGGGCTTTGTTGAATCCATTGATGTACCCTCGGTTTCCCGATATTTATTAGGGGACTAGACTATCTCTTTAGAGTTGGTTGCTCTTTTAAATAAATTTCCATATAAATCCTTTATAAGTTTTTCTTTTACCGTTACACACATCTCCTATATAATTACTAAGAGGATAGCCATTAATTAAAGATGCTTCTTTTATACTTTCATATGTTGCTAATAAACTTCCTTGTAAATCATATTTTGCAACTTTCTTTTTAGCACCGCTCCATTGGTCAATAATTATTTTATAATTTTTAGATGAGTCATAATCTTCTTTAAAAACCCAATTATAACCGCCTGCTGTTTTATGATAACCTTCTTTAGAAGCAACAGAATGAATTGTAGTTGCTCCTATTTTTAATTCCTGAGATGCTTTGGTTATAGACTCAAAAGTTTTAATATATTTACCGTCTATGTCTAATTGAACAACTGCGTGACGCATTTTTTCATAGTTAACTTTTTCTCTATTTTTTTTACATTGAACTTTTCTTTTTTCACTATGTTTATTTACAAGTCCATTTATAGATGCATGTTCCATATTTTCTTTAGGAGTTACCCATTCTAAATTGCTATCGACATAATTTAATTCTTTACATCCACAATAGTTATTATATGTATCCCCATCTTTATGATTAACTTGAGGCTTATTTTCTGGATTAGGAATAAAAGCTTCAGCGGCAATTATATGAGCATAGCTTCTATTTCGTCCATATAATTGAATGCCTTTATATCCTTTTTGGGTAGAACCTCCATAAGATTTTTGATCTTCTGACCAAAAATATTTTTCTTCTCTTTTCCAATTTCTATTAGCTTTATCAATAAATGTATATGGTAATACATGAAGGTCACCATAATTTGATATTTCATATTGATTTTCGAGACCCACGACAGGTCTCCACTCTAGATTTTCTCTATTATATTTTATATCCATATATACCCACTTTCTAAGCAACCAACTCTATTCGGCGCTTCCATCTGTGCTAATCTCAGATGTACATAATAGTCGTTACACCTTCCTCTACAAAGGCTTGGCACGGTATTACCTGCTATCTCTTTTTGAGACCATAGGTTCTCTTAGTCAGCGTATTTATATATATAACTGATACCGTTAGCATAGTATTTTACTATACACCGTTTTTGCATACGTTCACCGAATTTATCGTGACCACAGCTTTAGCCACGCTGGGTATATATCAAAACATACCAAACATATTTACATAGATTCTCTGAGAGATTTTTATCTTTCATATTTTGAAAGAATTCTTTTTCCAATTTATCAAAATCTTTAGGTGATTTTTTTGCTACTGCTTTCCTGAGTTGGTCAGCCCACTTCAAACTAAATCCACCAATTTTAGGATGCATTGTTAACAAAATAAGATATTCCTGTGCTTCACAAATGCCACAAGATATTCCCAAAATATCTTTTAATATATTTTGTTCTTCATCTGTTAATCCATATTCAGTCATTTCATCATACCAGAGCTGAATATTATCATGGAATCTAGCATATTTTTCAAGAGGTGTTTCAGCACCTTTTTCTTGAGCCATAAGACGAATAACTGAATTAATAGTAGCCAAATCATCAACTGAATGTGGCTTAACTAAAGCTAATGCTCTTTTACCGCTATCCTTCTCCATTTGGAATAGATTAATAATTTTATGTTTAGCAACCATATCCCACATCTTAGGAGCAGTTCTATCAATATTATAAATGCCTAAATATTTATCATAAGTTTCTTTAAGATTACCTTGCCATTCAATTTCATTATTTTTTAATAAAAGATTTAATGTAGCGTGAATAAAATTTAAAGCATCAGTTGCAAGCAAATCTATTTTAATTAATCCTGCATCTTCACAATCATGAAGATTAAATTGTGTAATAATATCACCAGAATTAGTTCTCATTAATGCAGTTGATTCTGTTAATGGTTTATCATCAATAATAACTCCACCTGCATGAGAGCCGATACCACTTATTAATCCTTCAATCTTTTGAGACACTTCCCACAATTCTGGTCTTGCATCCATTTCTCGGACAAATTCAAAAACTGGAGCATAATCTTCATTACCATAATACATAGTATGTAAATCTCTAGGTTGACCTCTATCAAATACAACCAATGAAGCTATATAAGAAGCTGTATCATTATCAATATCTAATGCTCTAGCTGCTGTTAAAATTGCACTTCTGCTTTTTTCTGTTTGAAGAGTACATACTTTTGATACTTTATTATAACCATAGGTTTCTTTAATCTTACGAATAATTGATTCACGTTTAGCAGCTTCAACATCTGTATCAATATCAAGTACACTAACACGCTCTGGATTGAGGAAACGTGCCGCATACATTTTAGTTTTTTCTCTCAAAGGGTCAAGTTGAATAATATCTAACAAATATAATAAGCAAAATCCCCCACCAGAACCTCTTGATGGAGCAACAATGCTGTCAGATTCCCATGCGATTTTAACGTAATCTTTAACTTGCATTAGATATGCAGACCATCTAACCTTATTAACTTCTGATGAAATCTTAATTGAAGATAAGCACTCTTGAATTGCATCGTATCCTTTTTGACATTGATAGTGAGTATTCTTTTCTAACGATTTAAGAAGCTCTCTAGTCATATGTCTGTCGGATGGATACTTAGAATGATAAAAATAATCTAATAGTTTGATTTTATCTTTATATTTATTAAATAGGTCTTCATCAGGTTCAGATAAATCAAATGGCAAATAAGGAATCTGTAATTCTTTCTTTAAGGAATAATACTGTACTTTAGCATATATGAGCATAGTATTATCCATACCCTGTTGCACTACATCTGAACCAAGGTAATCGTCCATATATTCATGGACTTCATCTTCGGTCATTATATAAGTACTAGCATAAAACTCATCAACTTCTCTATCACCATCAGATGATTTTAAATAAGCCCTGTGAATATCTCTATCCTCTTTTTTAAGATAATGCTCATCAAAAGTAATTATAAAAGGAACATTAGTCTCTTGAGATAATTTATATAAACATTTATTAACATATATCTGGTCTTCATGAGAATTCGGCTGCATCTCTAAAAAGAAATATCCTTCACCAAATATCTCAACCATATATTCAATCCATTCTTTAATCTGTCTCCAAAGTGTTTCAGCTTGAATTATATCTATATTTTCAATAGAACGATATTCAAGTAATTTTCTGGGAACAGTGCCGCCAAGACACCCAGAAGAACCAATTAAATGACCTTTATATTTACCAAGTATTTCTTCAAGGTCAGAATAATATGTCGGAACTCTATACATCATTGAATAAAAAGAATTTTTAGTCCAAGCAATGGTACTTAATTCTCGCAATGCTTTATGACCTAACGCATCAAGCGCAATTAAAATAAAATGAGGATATATATTATGTCCAACATTCTCTGCTGTTACATAATCTGGACATAAATAAATCTCATTACCAAATGCCAATTTAAACCCTTCATATTCAGGTGTGTCTTTTAGTTTTTCAAAGAACTTTTCAGCTTCAAGATGGCTGCCCAAACTTTCGTGTTCAGTTAAGACACAGCCAGAAAAATTAAGCTCTTTATGTCTTGTAATAAAATCAGGGACTCTGATAATTGAATCCCTGAGTCGATAATTGCTATGACATGTATGCCCGTGACAACTAAACATCTATTACCTCACTTTTAAAAAATTAATTTCCTCTGTTTCTTTTCTTTGTTATCCTCTTCTATATTATTTACTTGTTTGTTATTTGTCAAGTTAAGTACATTGAAACGCTTATTAACATCCCAGCGTTTTTCTGTCGGTGTCCAAAGACTATAATACTCACATTCACCTTTATATTGAATAGCTTTTGGATTTGTATTTGATGCAAAACACCAAAAACATAATGGAGTTGGAGATGGAATCCAAATTCCAGTTTCTTTACACTTATCAATATTGTCTAATGTTTTATCTATCTGTTTTTCTAAACGTTTTTCCCATCCGCTGGTCATAGCTGTTTGAACTTGGTCTATTGTTATAAAGCGATATTCAAATTCAATTGGTAGTTTTCCAAACATATTTAAAATAGCAAGAGCATAAATACCAAATTGTAAAGAAGTTGTTGTCTTACTTTTATCATATATTTTTCTACTGCTTTTATAATCAATTGTTTTATAATCTCCGTTATCATTAATGTCTACTCTATCAATGAAACCAATAAAAATTGCACGGTCTTTATATACAAACTCAAATGGCAGTTCTGTATACAAAGGATGCCATACCGATTGGTCGGTCATTTCTTTTTTAAGGATGGTTTTAAATATATTCATTTTTTGAGAATAATCCATCCCAGAAGCATTATCTTTTTCAAACCATTCTTCAAAATATTTACGCTTTAAATCATCAATCCCCAACAATTGTTCTTTCGTTTTTTCATCAGTATCAGTAACACCATAGTGTAATATAAATTCTAATTCTTCAAAATTAGGAGTAATATTATTAATATAATATTTCCCCAATTCCTCTAACACTTTATGCAATATAGAACCAAGTTCAAGAGCCAATGTAGTTTCATTAGCTCTTTTCTTTTCATTGTATTTCATATTAAACTGATACGGACAATTTTTAAAAACTTCTAAACTACTATATGACAAACGAGGAAGATTTTTTCTATCTTCTTCTGTCACATTTCTAATAGCGCCATCAAAATATTTATTATTCATTTTAATCATCAATATCTACTTCATAATTGAGCATTGCTTCATAACACCCCCTAGATATTTCTCCTTTCAAATAATATTCTTTAGCCTTTTCTTTTATATGCTTTTCTTTAAAATCTTTGTACAATAAAAAAGCTTGTTCTGGGGAATTGGCTGTTCCTACGTATTGTATCTTATTGTTGACGCTACAACATGCTTTATATATATTATTTTCATATCTTACTCCAATAGGCAAATCTCCACGAACTTTATCAGCTTTTATAAATAGAGTATTGATTCGAGTTGGAACTAAAAAACACCTATCAGGTGCGTATAATAAGAATATCTTTATCTAACCCACTTCTAGAATTGTCATACCAATTATAATAATTTTCTTGATTTAATGCCCATTCACGAAAATTAGAATAGTAAAGCCATTCATTACAACATTGTGCTTTTTCGTAAGTGGGAGCACGTTGTTTACAATTTTGACTATAACATCTATATAACATATTATACCAAGTATAATATGTTTTTTCATTTCTGCAATGTAAGTCCAAATCCATATGTCCAACACCAAGTATTGTTCTTGAATTTGGATTCCCCGTAATTCCTCTTTTAAAATTACCATACTGCGTCTTTACTTGAGTTCCATCTTCAAATTCAACAATGATATCTGTGCTATTATTGTATTCAACAATGTGCATTTTTTCTCCATGAATGTTGATATTCTTTTCTCCAATTCTTTCTTTATGAGTTCTATAAAAAGGATGTCGAAAACACTTTTTTTCAAATTGATTATAACACCCCTTAACCTTTATTCCATCTTCAAATTGTATTGTTATATCATGATAATTATTATATTCAATTATTTCAATTAAATATCCCTGTTTAGTAATTGTCCTTTCTCCTAAATGATTTATCTTTTTCAATCATGTTACCTCCAATCTTTAATACTATTCATAATAATAGGATATTCATCTCCTTGACGATAAGAAGCATTATAACTAATAAAATCAGCAGCTTCTTCTTCTGTCATATTTTCATCTTTTATAAGTGCTTCAATCATTAAATCATAGTCATATACCGCTTGATTGTCCCATGTAACTCCAATCAAAGCACCTTCATAAGATGGATTATCAAATATGATTACATCATCATATCCCAAATCTAACAGTAAATCTTTATTTGTACTTTTTGTATTTGTGTTTACATTATATTTTTCGCACAAAGAATCAAATAAATCCCAATTTATATTCATTATGTTTTACCTAACGCCTCATTTACATCTTCCATAGTTATCAGTATCTTTTCTTTCATTAATTCAATTAATACATCTTTCCCCTTATCTGTAGGAGAATCTTTATATCCAAGTCTATCTTTTTTATCTAATACAAGATAAACCCTACAGTAAGGTACTAAAGGAGCTACTTTTTTAATTATCTTTTGATAATAAGCAGTAGCTTCAAATGAATCTGCTTCTTCATAATCTCTATCAAATCCAACTATTACTTCTTCAACCTTTAATTCTTTAAGCATAATCTTAATTTGGGTAAAAGTAATATTGAATCCACATAATCCAACTACAAAGCTATCATCCCTAAAATAAGAATAAGCCTGTAATACAGATTTCTCTGCTTCAACAAGCATAATTTTTTTACATTGTTTTATTTTATTTTTAACTACATGTAAACCATATAGATTACTTCCTAATTGATGACTTAAGAATTCGCCATTTATAAATAAAGGAACATATTTACCAAAAGTCTGAGCATCATAATCACTTAAATATCTTCCTCTGATTCCAATTAATCTTCCATTCATATCTCTATGAGGAATGGTAATTTGATTTGTTAATCCATAATAACCAATCTCAAATCTTGATAAAGCTTCTCGACTTATATGTTCGTCCAACCATCCCTGATAAGGAACATACCAGAATATCTCTAATATATTCTCATTAATCTCTGTCAAATTAGGAATATTTTTAGTGTTCTTTTTAATTGAATTTAATCTATTAATCCATTCAAAATCTGTAATAGTTTTTGTAGGTTCTTCTGGAGTCCCTTCATATGATTTACCAGTTATCTGCGCTATTTTAGCAAGTGCCTTAAACCATGTAAGATTACGTCCTTTTAATCTTGATGCTCGAATAACCAATTCAATTATTCCGTAACTATCTGAACAGGTAAAACAATGAAATCTACGAGAATCAATATAATAAACCAATTTATGAGGGCTATCACCGCCATGACAAATTGCTGTCGAAAAAAGTAAATTCCCCTGAAAGTCCTCTTTGTATTCAGGACTACCCATTTCAGTACAAATTTTAATTATATCTTCTTTAGTAAGTGAATTAAGAATTGCATCCTTATCTAAATATGGCATTACAATCCCTCCTTACCAATCAAATGCTGCTTTAGTCTGTACTGGGTCATCATCATCCTCTTCAACTGGCGCATCTTCTACTCTACTTGCTAATACAGAATGTTCTTGAATCTTTGCTTCTACCTGTTCAATCTGAGTGAAGTCAATATCAATAAGATTAAAATCAAAATCAGTTACAAATAATGCTTCTTCATCCATTGTACCAAGATTAGTTTTACTCCAAATAACTATATGAGTTAGTTTACCTCTTCTTACTTTATAAATCCAATGTCCAATATCTGGCATAGGAATATTAAATTTTCTTTGAAGAATGCTTTCAAGTTTATCCTGTTCTGACCTATTAGGTCTCATTGAAATAATACCTACATCAAGTTTATTTGCCAAAGCTTTACTTCCAGCAAGAAGATTCTGATCTTTATATGTAGCCATCTGTGCTTCACCATTAAGCTGAGAAGCAGTAAAAATAAATACATTCAATTGCTGTGCAACCGCTTTAAGTTCAGTAGCAAACACAAGAAGCATCTGATGTTCTTTTAAGCCCATTCTTGATTTACCATTAACTTCAGACATAAGTCTTAAAGAAGTACTAATATAATCAAAGAAAAAATATTCCACG